AACCATTGGCAGTGGCCTGCTGACGTATTGGCCACCCGTGGTGCGGTGCAGGGTCAAACGATCAACGCTAGACCGACACTGACAATCAATAAACTTCCCCAGCATGTTCGTCAAGTGACAAATGACATGCGTCAGAACAGGCCAGGCGCCAAAGTTATCCCCGTAGACGACGACGCTGACGTTCAGGTTGCTGAAATCTTCAACGGCATGATTCGCCACATTGAATACATCTCGGATGCAGACGTGGCATACGACACAGCCTGCGAGAATCAGGTGGCTTACGGTGAGGGTTACATCACCCTGATGACCGAATACTGCGAACCTAACACGTTTGACCAAGACATTAAGATTGGCCGCATCCGCAACAGCTTCTCGGTGTACATGGATCCTTTGATCCAAGACCCAACTGGTGCAGACGCCAAATATTGCTTTATCACCGAAGACCTGACCAAAGCAGAGTACGAACGTCAGTATCCAGACGCTGCGCCTATTTCAACGCTCCAGTCTCTTGGTGTAGGCGATCAGTCAATCAGCAACTGGCTCAATGAGGACACTGTTCGGATTGCAAGTTATTACTACATTGACTATGAAAAAGCCAAGCTGAACATGTACCCTGGCGGTCAGACGGCATTCCAAAACACCCCTGAAGACAAACAACTTAGGGCGTTTTACGGTGAACCAAAGCGCACACGCGAGTCAGTTAACCCAAAGGTCAAATACTGCAAAATCAACGGTTACGAAATCTTGGAACAGAACGACTGGGCCGGCAAATGGATTCCCGTCATTCGCGTGGTTGGCAATGAGTTTGAGGTTGATGGCCGTTTGTACGTCTCTGGCTTGGTCAGAAACGCCAAAGATGCCCAGCGCATGTACAACTATTGGGTGTCACAAGAGGCTGAAATGCTTGCCTTGGCGCCAAAAGCACCGTTCATTGGCTATGGTGGCCAGTTTGAGGGCTATGAAGACAAGTGGAAGACGGCCAATACAAACAATTGGCCTTACCTTGAAGTCAATCCAGACGTTACAGACGGTCAAGGTGCGGTCTTGCCACTACCCCAGCGTGCCCAGCCGCCAATGGCCTCAAGTGGTTTATTACAGGCCAAAGCTGGCGCATCTGAGGACATTAAGTCTACAACTGGCCAGTATAACGCTTCTTTGGGCATGGGTTCTAACGAGCGCAGCGGTAAAGCCATTCTGGCCCGTCAGCGCGAGGGTGATGTTGGCACATACCACTATGGCGACAACCTAACCCGTGCGGTGCGGCATGTTGCGCGTCAGCTTGTGGACTTGATTCCTAAGATTTACGACACTCAGCGCATTGCCCGCATCATTGGTGAAGACGGCGAAACCAAGATGGTCAAGATTAATCCTGAACAACCTGAACCAGTCAAGAAGATTGTGGACGAACAAGGGATTGTGATTGAGAAAATCTACAACCCTGGCGTTGGTAAGTACGACGTTGTGGCCACAACAGGCCCAGGCTACGCAACCAAACGTCAGGAAGCCTTGGAAGCCATGGCTCAACTTCTGCAAGGCAACCCACAACTATGGTCTGTGGCGGGTGATTTGTTTGTGAAGAATATGGATTGGCCTGGCGCACAAGAGATGGCCAAGCGCTTCCAAAAAACCATTGATCCTAAATTCTTGGAAGACAGTGACGAAAGCCCAGCATTGCAGGCAGCGCAGATGCAGATTCAGGCTATGGGTCAGGAAATGGAGCAAATGCATAGCATGCTTCAGAATGTCAGCCAATCTATTGAGATGCAAGACATGGAGCGCAAAGAGTTTGAGGCTCAGATCAAGGCATACGACGCAGAAACCAAGCGCATTTCAGCAGTTCAAGCCGGCATGACCGAAGAACAGATTCAAGACATTGCCATGGGCGTAGTGGCTGCGGCCATGGAGTCACAAGTTATGATGATGCCATCTGTGCGTGAAGCTGAAGAAATGCCAGAGCAACCAATGATGCCTGAACAACAAATGGGAATGCCACAATGAAAGCAGCAGATTTTGTAGGCCAGTTGTTTCTGGCCCGCGACGTAGCGCACAGCGTTCATCTGAACACGCGCAGCTTTAGCAAGCACATGGCGCTTGGCACGTTTTATGATGAAATCATTGACTTGGCTGACGCATTTGCTGAAGCCTACCAAGGCCGGCACGGTTTGATGGGGCCAATTACCTTGCAATCTGGCAAAAAAACAAACAACATCATTGAGTTTTTGGAAGGCCAACTTGCTGACATAGAAGAGGCAAGATATGATGTTGCACCGAAGACTGATTCGTCTTTGCAACAGTTGATTGATAATATCGTTGAGCTGTATTTGACTACGCTCTACAAGTTAAAATTCTTGGCATAAGGAGCCACCATGTCTAACTACACCGCCATCACAGCAACGGCTCAAATCAAGCGCGAAGCTGGCAAACTCAACGGTATTTTTGTGAGCAGTGCATCTAGCACGCCCACCATCACGGTCTATGATTCGTTTTCTTCTAGCGCGTCTGACCCTGTGATCTTGGCGACGTTTACGCCCACTGGCAACACCATGCACAACTTTTTTCAAGGCTTGTACTTTAACAAGGGCTTGTACATTGTGATCACTGGCACGGCCAGCGCGACTATCTCTTACGAATAAGGGGACACCATGGCAGACGTTAAGATTTCCGAACTGCCAAGCGCCTCCACGCCGCTGGCAGGGACTGAACAGATTCCTTTAGTCCAAAGCAGCACAACCAAAAAGATCACGGTCAGCAACTTGCTGACTTCTGCCAATTTGGGCACGCCTACGGCGGTCAATCTTGCCAACGCCACCAATGTGCCTATGGCGCAGGCTTCTGGTATTTTGCCAGTGGTTAATGGAGGCACAGGAACAAGCACGCCTGCCATTGTGGCCGGCACAAACGTCACGGTGTCTGGAACTTGGCCAAATCAGACCATTAACGCCACAGGCGGCGGTGGCTCTGGCACAGTGACTAGCGCATCTGTTGTGTCTGCCAATGGTTTGGCTGGCACGGTGGCAAACCCCACAACAACGCCTGCAATTACCTTGTCCACCACAGTGACTGGCGTGGTCAAGGGTAATGGAACGGCTTTGTCTGCGGCCACCGCAGGCACTGACTATGTAGCCCCAGGCGGTGCATTAGGTACGCCATCTAGCGGAACAGCTACAAATTTGACGGGCCTGCCACTTTCTACTGGCGTGACTGGAACACTTCCCGTCGCAAACGGTGGTACAGGCACGGCAAGCCCAGCACTGGTGGCGGGAACTAACGTCACCATTACAGGCTCTTGGCCAAACCAAACGATCAATTCGACTGGCGGCGGCTCTGGCATGGTTTATCCTGGTGCTGGCATCCCCAACTCAACCGGCACGGCTTGGGGCACGTCTTACACAACCACTGGCACGGGCACTGTGGTGGCTTTGGCCACTGCCGCTGCGCTCACAAGCCCAAGCGCTAACCAGATCAACGACACCAACGGCGCCCAGATTTTAGGCTTGTCACCCACAACGTCTGCTGTTGATTATTTGGTTGTTAAAAACGGCATTGGTGTCGGCGTCCCGCTTCATTTTTATGCTGACGGTGCAAGCACCAACATTGGTTTGCACATTCAACCAAAAGGCTCTGGTCTTGTAACAATTAGCGACGGTACAGACTTCAACAAAGGTATTCGTTTTAGAAGTTCAGGCTCTGCTGCCAGTGCGATCACTTTGCTTGATGCAGTGGCCACCGCAGGCCGTGTGGTCACATTGCCTGACGCGACAACTACCCTTGTTGGCCGTGACACAACAGACACGCTGACCAATAAAACGCTAACTTCACCAACTTTGACAACGCCAATTTTGGGCACTCCTCAGTCTGGTAACTTTAGCACTGGCACATTTACTTGGCCTACGTTTAACCAAAACACGACTGGCACAGCTGCCGGCCTGTCTGCTACTTTGGCCATTGGCTCTGGTGGTACAGGCCAAACAACTGCGGCAGCGGCCATTACCGCCCTAACAGGCACACAAACTTCTGGCCAATATTTACGTTCTGATGGCACAAACGCAGCACTTGGCGCAATTCAAGCTGGTGATGTTCCAACGCTAAACCAGAACACAACTGGCACTGCTGCCAACGTCACAGGCACAGTGGCCGTGGCAAATGGTGGTACAGGCGCAACATCTCTGACGGCCAACAACGTCATTTTGGGTAACGGCACAAGCGCAGTTCAAGTGGTAGCGCCTGGCACTGCTGGCAACGTGTTGACTTCTAACGGCACAACGTGGGCATCCACAACGCCAGCGTCTGGCGGTTTAAGCCGCGCACAAGCCACCGCAATTTCTCTTGTTTTTGGTTTTTAAGGACTAATCATGGCAGCACCAAATATTCTTGCGGCAACAACTGCAACTCCTCACACGGTATCTATTACGCCTGCGGATACTTCTCGTAATGCATTAGTCACAGCGCCAGCTTCTGGTTCTGCACAAAAAATCAATGAGATTACTGTGTCCAATATTGATGGCGCAAGTGCTTATAACGCTACAGTTGAATTGCGTTTGGCTGACGGCACAACTTACAGATCCATTGCTTCCACAATTTCAGTGCCTGCCAATGCTTCTTTAATTGTGTCTGATAAATCAACTATGTTTTATCTTTTAGACACTTCAGTCACTGGTGAAGCCTCCACATTGTGGGTGACAAGTGGAGTGGCAAGTAAATTAACTTTTACGGTAAGTTACGAAACTATTTCTTGATTGGGATAGAAGATGTCAAATCGTTATTTAGCTGGATTTATTTCAGCGACTTACAACCCGTTGCTAGTGCCTAATGCGCCTACTATTGGCACGGCCACAGGCGGTAGTGGTTCTGCATCTGTAACATTTACTGCACCAGCCAATGTGGGTGGTGGTGCTATTACAGGATACACAGTTGTCTCAACACCCGGTGGATTTACTGGTACAGGAACAAGTTCTCCTATTACAGTAAGTGGTTTGACTGGTGGAACATCTTATACATTTAAAGTGTTTGCGACTAATGCTTATGGCCCTAGCCCTTTGAGTGCGGCTAGTAATAGCGTAACTCCATCATTAGTTGTTGGTCAAGCCTTTGGTGGTGGCTATTTTGCGGGTCAAATTTCTACTTCTGCAAATGGCGTTGCTACACATAATTTGGTAGTTGCTGATAAAACAACTGGTTCAGTCTATGGAAAACAATGGGGGCCTTATGGTACAGGAACTTATATTGTTTCTAGGATTGATGGCCCAGCAAACACAACAGCATTAGCGGCACTTGGCTCTACATACGAAGCCGCTACTTTTTGTGAGAATTTAAATACAGGCGGGTATACGGATTGGTATCTTCCAGCAGTAGATGAATTGTCGGTTTGCTATTATTTCTTAAAGCCAGGTACAACATCAAACAGCACTAGTTCTGGCTCAAACGCTTATGCAGTATCTCCACAGCCTATAAGCACTAACTATACATCTGGTTCTCCAGCCCAAACTTCTGCAACCAATTTTAGAACAGGTGCATCAGCGCAAGAGTTTGAACCGGGAACGCTTGCGCCTGATTTGGGTGGACATTGGACTAGCACCGAAGGGCCAAATATATTTGGTAATTTTTCATGGGATCAAGAGTTCATCAATGGTTTACAAACAAACCAAACAGTTAAAACACTTGTCACAAATTACACCCGTGCTGTTCGAAGGGTCGCAATATGATTTACCTATCCATTACTCAAATTGACGCATCTACAGGCATCATCTGCACAGCCGAGCCAATGAGAACTGGCCCTGCTTACCCGCAGATTAAAAACTGCAATATTGTTTGGTGCAACAAATCAACATGGCCTATTGCAACAACATCGACAGGCGCACATACAGTAGCACCATTGTTCTTTGGTACTTGTGATGACGATGCTGATTTAACTGTTGCTGGTGTTGTTGCTACCTATACAGAAACCGAATACCAAGCACTTAAGTTTACAGAGCATCAAGCCCGTAAACCTTACCCGTCTTGGATTGGTGATTTTGAAACAATGACATGGGCTGCACCAACACCTTACCCGCAAGATGACAAACAGTATTATTGGGATGAGCCATCTGTGTCATGGATAGAAAAAACACGAGTTGAACAACTGTGAAAACTTTTGAACTTGGTTACTTTGGAAACATCTGGGTCAAGCAAAATGTGCTTGAACTGGCTGGCGAGGCTTTTAATGGGCATGAGCATAAATTTGACCATGTAACTTTATTAGTGTCCGGCAAAGTAAATGTCCAGTTAGAAGGAAGCGATGCTAAAGAATTTACTGCACCTACATTCATTGTTATTAGGAAAGAGCATCGACACAAGATAACTGCGCTAACAGATGGCACAGTTTACTATTGTGTTTATGCTTTGCGAGATTTAGATGGTGAAGTGATGGAGGTGTTTGGCCCACAGCATGATCCCGAATCTGCAAGTGCAAGAAACGAGGGTTACTGGGAAAAAGTTAAAGCATTGAAGTTAACATGAATCAAAATAAACCAACAACATTTTGGGTGGAGGTAAACAATGCCTAATTATTCTGGAATTTGGACAATTACACAGCAAGCGCAAGCTGTAGCTGTTAACAATTGGCCTGTATACAGTCCCAATTGGATAGGCTTGCTTGATAGTGCTGACGCTGAAAATGCAAACTCAGTAGCAGTAGATACCGCTGGTAATTTTTATATTTGCGGGTTTTCAAAAATAAGTTCTATAAATGCTTTCCAAATAGCTAAATACAATATTGCTGGCGTAATCCAATGGCAAAGAACTTTAAGTAGTGGTTCTGGTGATACTGCAAATGGAATATCTGTAGATTCTTCTGGTAATGTCTATGTTTGTGGGGTTTCAAATGGTAATTATCAAGTAGCCAAATACAACGCAAGCGGAACAATTCAATGGCAAAAGAATTTTACAGGAACTGCAAATTCTGTTGCTGTAGATTCTTCTGGCAATGTTCATGTTTTGGGAGTGCCTAATGTTAATGACTTTCAAATAATTAAATACGACACAGATGGCACAGTTTTATGGCAAAGAAAGTTAGCTGGTAGTGCTTATGATATTGGAAACGGCATAACATTAGATTCCTCTGGCAATGTCTATGTTTGTGGAATTTCCGACAATGCTGGCCTATACGATATGCAGTTAGCAAAGTATGACAGTAGCGGAACAATCCAATGGCAAAGGTATTTGGGCGGTAGCGGTAGTAACTATCCATATTCAGTAGCAACAGATTCTTCTGGTGCTGTTTATATGATTGGATATTATGACATTGCTCAAGCTGACATTAACATAGCTAAGTACGACTCTAGTGGAACAATCCAATGGCAGAGAAGGTTAGGCGGTGGTGGAAGCACGTTTGATGTTGGATACTCAGTAGCAGTAGATTCTTCTGGCAATCCATATTTCTTTGGATATTCAAATACTGCTGGAACATCTGATTACCTAATTGCAAAATACAACACAAGTGGCACAATCCAATGGCAAAGAAGATTGGGTAGTAGTGGTAATGACATTGGAAGGTCAATAGCAACAGATACGTCTAATAATATCTATGTTGGTGGGTATTCTGGTATTAGTGGAACAAACGCTTTTCTGTTTGCCAAATTGCCTAACGATGGTTCTTTGACAGGCACTTATACAGTTGGTGGGTATTCAATTACTTACGCTGCTTCTTCAGTCACAGATGCTGCTTCTACAATGACAGCAGGAACATCTACATTGACTTCTTCTACATCTACAGTTTCACCCGCAACTTCTGGATTAACTTCTGCAACGTCTTCATTAACTTCATCGGTAACAACAATATGACCACATACATCAAACTTTCAACTTCTGAATATCCAAGACACATTGGCGATATACAGCTTGACTCTGCTGGTATGGCTGATTACGCAGAAGTGCAATGGGTTGACAAACCTACAATCAATGCTCAACGTGAACGTGCTTATGTTGGCGCACCAGTTCAATCCAATGGTCAATGGATGACAAATTGGGTTGTTACTCAAATACCAGATTCTGAAGAAGCCGTAAAAGTGCGTGAGCAACGCAATCAAAAGTTGAAAGACTCTGATTGGACACAATTAGCTGATTCGCCTATGGACAAAACTGCTTGGGCAACATATCGCCAAGCCTTGCGTGACATCACAACTCAAACTGGATTTCCTTGGACTATTGATTGGCCAACAATTTAGTAATAGAATGTTTTAAACTGTACTGGTGCAGCACACCAGGGAATCTTAGGATTCAAAAATGGACAATGAAAACTTAGCGGTAGTACCCGCGCCGGAACAGGAAGCAACGGCTGCCCCTGAACCCGAAGTTAATACGCCGGAAGTATCGACAGAGCAG